AGACTTGAAATGCTACAAAAGGCAGGGTTGCTAGATAATAAAGAAATAGCAGAGCAAATTATTGAAATGGAAAGAAAACAAAGTGTATTAATTGGAATATTAAAAGAGGTAGCCTCAAAGCATCCAGAGATTAGAAATGAAATTATGATGAAACTTTCTGAGGTGCAAACAGAGGTGATGGTAATTGACAACGATTGATTTTAGTGAATTCATTGAAGCACTTGATGAAAGTCCTTTTGAAGAAATGCCAGTGGATGTTGAAACATTTGTAAGAAGTAAAGACTATCTTAATATGCCAGAACTTTCTGAATATCAATACACACTTGTTGAATGTATGAGTCAGATTTATAAAAAAGAAGATGTTGAAAGATGGTTAGGAAAAGAAGATGGTGACAAACATTATAAGAAATATACAAAGCAAGAAGTTATTCTTATGTGTGGAAAAGGTAGTGGTAAAGATCACACATCTACTATAGGCTGTGCTTATATTGTTTATAAACTATTATGTTTGAAAGATCCATCTAGATATTTTGGAAAGCCATCAAATGATGCTATAGATTTAATTAACGTTGCTGTTAACGCACAACAAGCAAAGAATGTTTTCTTTAAAGGCTTTAAATCAAAGATTGAAGGATCCCCTTGGTTTGCTGGAAAGTATGAAGCAAAGGTAGACAATATAGAGTTTAATAAATCTATTACTGTTTACTCTGGACATTCTGAAAGAGAATCTGCAGAAGGTTTAAACTTGATGCTAGCCGTGCTTGATGAAATCTCTGGTTTTGCAATGGAGAATGCTGGTGGCAATGATCAAGGAAAGACTGCAGATAACCTTTATAAGGCCTTCAGGGGCTCTGTAGACTCTCGTTTTCCAGACTATGGTAAAGTTATACTCCTTTCCTTTCCAAGGTATAAAGGTGATTTTATTTCACAAAGATATGAAGATGTTGTAGCAGATAAAGAAACTATTATTAGAACACATGAGTTTACAATTAATCCTTTGTTATCGGAAGATGATCCTTCTAATAAGTTTAGTATTGAATGGGAAGAAGATAGCATTTTGTCTTATAAGTTCCCCGGAGTTTTCGCATTACGTAGACCAACATGGGAAATGAATCCAACTAGAAGTATTGAAGATTTTAAAATTGCATTCTTTACAGATGCATCAGATGCATTAATGCGTTTTGCTTGTATGCCAACAGTATCTTCAGATGCTTTTTTTAAGTCTAGAGAAAAAGTTGAAAGAGCATTGTCAAATAGAAATCCTTTAGATGCTAATAGAAGATTTGATTTAACATTTAAACCTAAAGAAGATGTTGAATATTTTGTTCACGCAGACTTAGCACAAAAGCACGACAAGTGTGCTGTTTCAATTGCTCATGTTGATAAATGGGTAAGTGTTCAGTCATTTAATAATTATGAACAGATAGTTCCATTTGTAGTCGTAGATGCTATTGCATGGTGGGAGCCAAAGAGGGAGGGCCCTGTAGATCTTAGTGAAGTTAAAAATTGGATTATAGATTTGAGAAGGTCAGGATTTAATCTTGGCCTAGTAACATTTGATCGTTGGCAATCTTTTGATATTCAAAACGAATTAAAGCAGGTAGGAATAAAAACAGAAACTCTTTCAGTTGCTAAAAAACATTATGAAGATTTATCTATGCTCGTATATGAAGATAGAGTAATAGCACCACATATAGATATTTTACTTGAAGAGTTATTAGAACTTAGAATTATGGGAAACCGTGTAGACCATCCTAGAAAGAAGTCTAAGGACTTGGCTGATGCTATGTGTGGATCTGTATACAACGCCATTGTGCATGCCCAAAGAGACAGGGTAAAAGAAATAGACATACATACTTGGTCTAGAGGTGGGGTAGATAACGATTCATCTAGAGATGAAGACGGCCTTCCAAAGGAAAAGATTAGAGGCAGAATAGGTGACTGGGGCGGGGGGTATAGGTTGATATGATAGATTATAATGAAGATGAATATCAAGATCTAATATCTAAACTAATAGAGATGGGTGCTTTGGAAATAACTGGATATGATTCTATATCAGATCAATTTACCTATAATATTACCCCTGAATGTGAAGAATTAATGCCAGAGTTATGGCAAGAACACTTTAGATTTGTAAATGAATTGGCCTTTACAATGTGGTCAAAAGGCCTTGTAGAGATGTCTTTTAATAAAGATGGTATTCCAATGGTAATGCTTACTCAAGAAGCGGTAAACATAAAGGATACGCTGCCTGACGAAGAAAGATTCTTTATAGAGAACATGCTCAATAAATATAATAGTGGTGATATAATTTAACTATGCCTTATGACATTAAAAGAAACTATGGTGGCTGCAGCGGCTATGCTGTTGTAGGTCCTGATGGGGCCAAGGGCTGTCACCCATCACGTAAAAAAGCAATTGAACAACAAAGAGCCTTGTATGCTGCTGAATCAGATAGCAAAAAAATGGAACACGATAATGTTGTTACCAATGAAAATACACCAAATAAAAAACCACACTCAATGGAAGAATGCGTAGACAAAGAAAATTGTCCAGAGCATATGAACAAATCAGAGCATGAAGAAGATGAAAATTCAAATAAACAATCTCCTTGTTGGGATGGATATGTTCAAAGAGGAATGAAGCCAGGAAAAGATGGAAGAATGGTTCCTAACTGTGTTCCTGCTAAAAAATATATTGTAGATCAACTAAGGCCATTATTTTAATATGATTAAAGAAGACATGTGGGAAGGAAAGCCACTATACGATGAATTGTCAAACGAAGAAAGAGCATTAGCAGATTCTTTATTAGCCTTATCAGAAAAAATTGGACCATTAGACAAAGCAAGAGGAATCTGGGTTGGCTATGTAGATGGTGCAAATAATGAAAATAATTCTATAGGAGTAAACTGTGGAAACTGTGCATTACACAAATCTTCTGTAGCATGTGCCATATTAGATATGCCAATTGAAGAAGCAGGTGCTTGTAGATTTGCAGTAATTCCAGATGGATATGTTAGTGCTCCAAATGACGGTGAAGAAGATATGATGAATAACGATATGTCAAAAGCATCAATGGAAAGTTTAGATTTAAAACCTACAGAGTCAATGGCAAACAATGCTAAAAGAGGATTAGAATTAAGGCGTAAGTTTGGAAGAGGTGGTACAGCAGTTGGTGTTGCACGTGCAAGAGATTTGTCTAATAGAACAGAATTAAGTCCAGATACAGTACTAAGAATGTATTCTTTCTTTTCTCGTCATGAAGTAGATAAAAAAGGCAAAGATTTTAATAATTCAGAAAGACCATCTAATGGAAAGATTGCCTGGCTTCTTTGGGGTGGAGATTCAGGTTATTCATGGGCCACATCAAAAAGAAATGCAATTATGAGAATTAGATCACAAAAATCTAATGACTCTGCTTGGTATGATTCTCCATTTTCATTACGAAAATATATTGACAAAAACAACTGATTAGTGTAGAATTGTACAAAAGGGAGTTGTGAATGAATGAGAATATCGAAATTCTTAAAACTATGCTTCAGTATTATCGCAACAAGTGTGCACAATTGGAGTTTGATTTTGTATTATATAAACTACAGCAAGAGTCTAAAGAAGGACAGCATTCAGGAACTATTCAAAACTCCTCCGATGCCAGAAAAGAGACTGACACAAATGCAGAGGGTAATTAAAGATAACAATGTATCAGTTGCTATTCTAAATGACTATGCATACTGGGTAAAGAATAATAGTATATTTAGATCAAAAGTATCAGATGAAGGCTTAATAGATATAGACAATGCATCAGAAATAGATGTTTTTTCTCTAAATGAAAGAGAAACAAAGAACCTTTTAAAAATCATAGATAGCATATCAGAATAGACAAATATGGAATACCTACAACTTTCTTTAACAATACTATGCACTACCCTTTTCTTTCTTTGGAATTATAAATATTTAAAATTAAATAACAATCCAGAAATATTTAAAGTGTCAACTGTTGACAATAAAGCCTATTGGGTCTATAATAATATACTATATACTTCAGAAGTTATTGACGGAAAAGTTAATATGAAGAAAAAAGAAAAGGTAGATTCTATGGGCATGTCAGAAGACGATATTCATGATCTACTAAATACGATTGGACAAAAATGATTATTGCTGTAGAAGGTACTAAGTCTTTTGCAGACTACGAAATATTCATGAGGGCTATGAGCGTAGCATTGTCTAACATTAAAGATAATGAAATACAGGTTTGGTCTTTAGGGCCTCATGCTATTAATAACTACACAGCAGCATTTTGTAATTCATCAGAAAACTTTTTAAAACAAAAAGGATTTAAAATATCCTTTCATAAAGTTTATGCTGGATGGGTTGCTGAAAACATTAATCATGTTGACTACTATGGATATTTTAGTTCACCAAAAGATCCACTATCAAAGATGACAACTCTTGCACAAAGTGTTGAAACTTGTGAGGTAGGGGTGTTTAGATACTAATGACTCTAAATCTTGAGCAATGGTCATATGTTATATTTGCTGTACAGTTATTTTTTTATATGACTATGGCTTTAATATCACTAGGAACTAATAATCGTTTTAGTCTTGTATTAATGTTTATATCATTTATATTATTACAGGGAACAACAGTAGCATATGGAATATTTACCGGGCAACCAGGATTTATATTTTCAGTTATTGTGCAATTTATTTTAATATTTATAACATTTATTGTTAGTTTAAGGATAAACAATGAGGATAAGTAACAAAGAAGAAATGAATTCAATTATTAAAAATAATTCAAACTTTGAATGGGATAATTGGACAGTAGTAGTTTTAACAGATGACGATGGATATTACACTAAAAATGGAGTATTCAAAAATGGTCAATGGAAAACTCAATATCGGTATGACATGGTGGAGTATGGTGTATGGGAAATACCAGATAGGTTCCTAGCACATGTACAAGTTTAGCGAGGATCGTTCATGTCTAAACATGGATACAAATTTATTTTTTGAAAAATATGAAGAGGATCAGATTGTTGCAGAAGGTGTAGATACACTTTGTTCACAATGTCCAGCACAAAGACAATGTCTTGCTTATGCTGTAAGCAATCAAGAGTGGGGTGTTTGGGGTGGAGTATATCTTGAATCTGGGAAAATATCAAGAGAATTTAATAAACATAAGAATAATGATTCTTGGTTTAAAGTATGGTCAGGAATAACAATGGATAAACAAAAATGACATATACAAGGAATATGCAACAAGCCTTTAGATCAATTAAAGTTCCTCATGATTTTAATGTTGACATAGTTGACTATGGTAAGTTCCTTACGGTACAATTTTATGAGAGTCAGTGGAGACATTACACTGATGCAGAAAGGTTTAAGTGTATTCAATACCTTGATAAGGTAAAGAAAACACTTGAAAGTTTAGGTGCGGTTGTGGCTTTAGACCCAATCCTAGACTTAGAAACACCCGATGATAGAGCGAGAAGAAGGAGAAAGTAATGCCACAAAATATAACTGCAGTAGGTAATTTAGTAAAAGATCCAGAAGTAAAAACTTTTGAAAAAGGTTCTTTAACTAAGTTAAGAATCGCATGCACAGACAGAATGTCTGATGGTAATGGTGGATGGAAAGATGGCGACACAAATTTTTATGATGTTGCCGTTTGGAAATCACTAGGAGAATATGCTGCTTCAACACTGAGCAAGGGTGACAAAGTCATCGTTCAAGGTAAGTTGAAGTATCGTGAATTCAAACGTAACGATGGAACCAATGGCAATGCATATGAAATTGATGCAACAGACTTAGGTGTGTATCTTACCAAGAAAACTGCTGGTGGATCCAGTAAAGCAACTCTAGTTCCAGCAGAGGGTTCAACAACCGTTTGGGGATAATTAGATAGTATAATTGTAGAGGGTGGAGAAATCTGCCCTCTATTTTATTTATTAGGAGACAATAAATGGGAATGTATATTCAATGGAAAGACGATAAGAACAAGCAATCTTTTAAACCAAAACAATGGCAACCAATGCTATTTGATAAAAAAGATGCTATTGTTCCAACAGAAGAAGGTAAATGTTTTTGGGAAGCACAACTACATTTGACCCTACCTAAAACTGGTAGACCAACATATGTGAAAATGAATTTCTCAAGAGATTACAAAGGAAAAAATGATACTACTGGAACAAATACTTATGCTATTCCAACAGGTGTAGAATCTATACAGTTTACACTCTCATGGTACTTCAATGCTAAACCAGATACACCAATTTCATGCATGGTTTATCATAATGGAACATCAGATGTTGTTTCCGAAATAAGACAATTCAAAGGAATGATATTATAATGGCATCACCAATTAAAGATGGAAAGATTACAACAGCATACAAAAAACTAGGTAAGATGT